CAGGTCTGACTTTCGCTTCCGTTGGGCTCCAAGTTCCGCCTGCCATTTAGCTCACCTTCCTTTTCAAAAAGTCCTCGATGGCCTTCTTGACTTCGACCACCGTTAGTTCTTCGGCATTATTGCCGTGCAAAGCACCAATGACCACCTCCGGCATAACCCCGAAGATGGCCTGCGAATTTGCTATAAGCTCCGCTCGCGGGTATGTGCTCGCGACCGGGGCGTTCACTTCTTCCACTTTGTCTTTGTCCTTAGGCACTGTTATTCACCTCCATTAACGTATCTGACCCGCACTGGTGACTTTTTGCATAAGCGTGCCTTCGGTGGGCTGGCCAGGGGCATATGCCGTCTGAATATCCATCTGCAGCTCACCCCAAAACACCACGCCAACATCCAGAGGTGTCCGACCGTACTCGACCGACGTAATGGTCAGGTCTTTCACAGTTCCAGACAGGGTTCTGTCGGTTGCCAGGGCATCATAACAAGCGCCCACCAAGGCCACACCGTCCTGAAATCCCCGGACCAGCTCCACATCCCCGTGAGCTGTTCCGCGTACCGTCCGAATAACTGATACCACTACAGTCAGGGTGTGTTCCTCGAGGAACCTAGTCCCGCGCTTAATTACGTCCTTATCCAGCATTACATATGCGGCAGGCATCCTGCCTACATCCAATTTCCCTGGCTCTGTGATGGCCACCGTTTTTAATTCCTGGACCGTCTGCAGTCGTGCTACCAGTGCGTCAAGCGTTCCCTCTACCATAGCCTGATAACTGGGGTAGCTCATTCAGTTGACACCCCTTTCATATATTCCCTGATGGCGCTGACGGCAATTTTATCCTGCTGTTGGGCCAGCCATTCAGCTGTCCGACTGATTACTTTGCGGCCACCAGGGTGTCTAACCCACTTTGCGTAAGCGGCTAAACCCCGCTTCCTGAGGCGGCGCCAACCTTGTGCATCGTCTGAAGCAGGTCTGGTCTTTTTTGACCCCTTGCCGGGATAAACCACCCATGCCAGGGCCCGCGCTTGCTTAACCCTGATGATGTATGGCTCGGCATCGCTCAAAATATAGGGAGCATACTCGACATTAGAGCCAATCTGGATTTCATCGCCCACCCGAACATAACCGATGCTGGAACGCAAGCGGCCCCTGTCCACTGGTGTAAGCAGCTTCATCTTGCGCTCCCCGGCCTTGGCGAATTGCAGCAAAAGGTATTCCGGCAGGCCATCTAGTTTGTTCAAGTCCTTAAACTGCATCACACCACCACCAGTCTGCGATGCCTATCCAGCACCTGGCGAAGGCGAGGAGGGATATCCTGCTGGTAGGTAGTCTGGTAGTCAGCTTGTGCCCTGGTGACCTTGCCGGCCGCTTCTTCCTGGCGCTGGTTGAATTTCAGGGCTACCAACTCAATACATGCATCCTCCAAATCGTAAGGCAATGTGCGTATGATAGGGGGAGATGCCTGTAGATCCTCGTCCTTGGGTAAAACATAGCCTGCCTCGTATACCACTCGAATGTTCCGAGTGGAGCCAACCGGGTCACCAACAAGACCGGTAAAATATGCTCCGGCTGGCCATAAAGCCAATCGATAGAGCATTCCTTCTTCCTTGTAAACCTGGTAGTCCGTTATTCGGGCCCCGTTTGCTTCCACCAATGTAACGGCCTGCACAGGATATTGGTTCAGGCCGAGTAACTGCCGCCCGTTGCCGCGATACAGCTCATCATAAACCCCGCGCTCAAAATGTCGGTTGCAATATCCCTCTATTGCCTCCGAGGCTGCGTTAATCATGCGCTCCAAAAGGGTGTCGTACTGGTTATCATCAATCTCAATTTTTAGGAAATCCTTGACCGCCGCAAGTGTGGTCAAGGCATGCACAGAAAGCGCCATTCACATCACTTCTTTCTGACCTGACCGCCTTTGATAGCCTTATCAGCAGGCGGGGCCTTTGGAGCTTTTGCCTGTACGTCGGTTTTCACATCATCGGCCTCCTTGTTTAAACGGTCCACATGCTGCCAGCGGTCGAAATCCTCCCCTGCATTGAATTCGTCTCCGCTGGTATAAAGCCGGCCGCCATAGTAAAGCGACCGGCTCGGTTTAACTTTTACTTTTACCAGCATTAGACCGGCTCCACCCGGTTCTTGCCCAGGGCAATATCCGTAGCCAACTGAATAGTGGGAGCAGTACCCCCGGTGAAGGCTACGGTGGCCACCGCCCGGATGTAGCGTCGCAGGGGAGAGAGGTTGATGTCCAGTTCCTTATAGGTGTCTCCTGCAGTTATTTGCTCGACAGCCAGCCCTTCCACATCGGCCCATGTGGTCCCGTCGGCGCTATCCTGGACCTTCACATCTACTGTCTGAGCGGTAGGAGCTCCAGTGACGGCTCCCACGGACACAATTAATGCTGCATCCTCAAAACCCAGGCGGTCAATGGCCAGGCCGTTGATGGTCCCGGCAGCAGCCGTCTGAGGCCGGATAGCAGGTTGGAACTTGATGCCCTGATGTAGTCTTAAGCTCACCTTAATCCCTCCTTGCCTTAAGCGGTATAAACATCGGTCAGCACGATAAAGGCCTTTGGTTGCCTTGCTCCGAAGTCATGCCGCTCAATAGCCCGGATGATGGTCTGGTCAAGCGAGTAGGCGGAAACCAGGTTGCCACCAACCACATAAGCAGCCTCGGTCGATGCATCTACAGCAATCCTCATATTCTCGCCGATCATGAACTCTGCCCAGTCCCCGAAGAAAACATCTGTAGTTTTGTTGGCGTCGTTTGCCACCGGAATCTGGTTGCTGACCTGATATGGATATCCAAGGAGCTTGCCCTGGTTCATTTCCTCACGGAACAGATACTGGCCAGTGGCAGTTTTGAGATTGTAAATCTTGCTCCACATAATCCCGTTGAAAATCCAGCCTGGACGCAGGAAAGCCACGTTTGCCTGCATGAGAGTACCAACTACGGATGCCAGGATATCGCCATCGATGGCGGCTCCAACGGAACGAATTTCAACGTCCGGCGTATTCTTCAGCCCGAGAGGCTCGTCACCAGTTCCGGTTCCATAGAGGGCCGCCCAGTCACCCTTGAGAGCTAAAGCGGTAATTATATCATCACGGACAAATTGGTCCGCCTGGGTGCTGGCATCGCGAATAAGGTCATTGCTAATGGGCACCAGGGCAGCCAGCTTTTTAGCAGACAGCTTCAGGTTGCCGAATGCCGGCTGGCTCACTTGGATATCGGTATTCTCGCCGATGTAGCTGGCCATGCTCGCGGCGGTCTGACGCGGCATGTTCATAACGTTTCCACTCATGGGTACAACGCGGGCGCCAATTTTGCGGATAACTGCCTGTGCCTGGAGCAAAGGAATAATCTCCTGGCTAAACCCTTCAGGCACCAGGTAACCGCCGTCATTGGGGGTGCCTTCGCCCAAGGCCTTAATCAACACAGGGTCATCATACATGGTTTTAGCAATTTTGGCCGCACGCTCTACATCGTTCTTGGCAAGAGCCATAACCTTTGCAAAGCGGGCCAATCTGATACCCGGTTCCAACTCTTTGGGTTGTGTTTGCTGTTGTCCATTACCATCCAGCAAGTGGGCATATTTCCGCTGGGTCTCCAACACAGGAGCCAGCTCTGCTTGCACAGTCTCTTTCATAAGGGCTTTCAATTCCTCTAAAGTCATGGTTTACATCTCCTTTCAAAAAATGTTGACTTTCCCGCGAACACGGTCCAATTCTTCCTTGACCACGTTTTTCAGCAGATCTTTCAGCATCTCGGGTTCGATATTTAGTTCCTGGTCATCGGCTTTGGCCGCCGCAGGTAGCTGTATAGCATCCAGGTCAATCACCACAGGTGCACTGTCCTGGGGCTTTGATAATACGTCTTTAAGGTGCTTGGCAATCTCGCCGGCTACTGTCTCAGCAAGGCCGACCTGGTCAACAACCTGGTCCGCCGCAACCCTTACAAAAATACCTTTAGGCTCGTCGTCCTGGCCCTCGCCAGCCTCGGCCAGCACCTCGTTAATCAAGTCCCGGGCTTGGGTAAGTCGGTCCTTATTTTTAGTGCTCAATACCGCCCCGGCTTTCTGGCCAGGTTCCGCTTGGGCCTTCGGCTTGCCTTCAGCATAAACTGAGATAATTTCATCGGTGCTGCGAAATTCCGGTGGCTCTTTATCAAACTCCGCGTAATGCTTTGCTAGGTGGTTATATACCGCCTTGCGGTCGCCGTCAGGAATATCTACTCCGCCGCGGGCACCCAACAGGGAGGACATGGCAGCGACAACCCCACGCCACACCACCGCATGGTTACCGGATGCCTTATGATGGGGTAATTTATAAGCACCTTTGTTCTCGGCATTTTCACTATCTACCCAAGCACACATTACCTTAAGGTCATCCACGTCGGCAGCTGCTACCTCGGCAGCGCCGTCCCAATTCTCATCTTCTGGAGCCTTTGGCGTCCCATCAGGATGCGCCTGCCCATAACTGATGACCCCTTTCTCCAAGGCTTCCTCAATGGCCGCTACCTTCAGGCCTTTGGCTTTTGCCTCGCTAATAAGAGCAGTGGGGTTAGATGGCACCGGCACAATGCTCCACTCGAGCAGCTCCCATTCATAAATTCGGTGGCCCCAGGAATTGTCGCCTATCGGCTCATATTTAAGCGGGATAAACCCTACAGATGCTGCCTTAAGGAACCCTGCCTGGCACAGCTGTTTGACTTCCTGTCCCATCTGGGTGGGCGCAAATTCTACTTCAGCCACCACTGCGTCGGCTGTCACGGAAACAGATTTGCTTCTACCGATGGGAAGGCTTCTATAGTCATGAGCAAACAGCACAACAGGGTTTTTCATGTAGTTGTCAAGGCGGCAACCGCTGGGTTCCAAAATATCCTCGTCTCTATCCTGGGTTCTGGTGCTAATTGTAAAAACTAAAGTGTCTTTGTCGCCTTGCTTGATGCTGATTGGTAACGCTTTAAGTTTTAGGTCCACGTTATCACCTCCTCAATCCTCTACGCCTTCAATGACCGGTAACAGTGCACACCTGCAGTTGATGACCTCCCCGGGCGGTCCAGGCGCCCCAGGATACATCAAACCGTTTGAAAACGGCTGGTCGATAGGCCTCACCTCCCGGTCAATGGAGATATGGCTGTCCCGCACCCTGGAATCGCGGGTGGCCAGCCATTCTTTTTGCTCCACCCGGCCAGCTCGGTAGGTCTCAAAGGTGCCAATGCTTACAGCGTTGTGCGTCTCTGTTCTGGCAATGGTCTCGGCCCGGACCACTTTTGCCTGGCGGAATACCTCCGAAACCCTATCCCGTAGCTTTGCAACTCCATCTCCCTGGGCGATACCTTCGGCCAGGGTTTGGGCGAGCGCCCGCTTGGTAGTCTCGGTAATGTCTTTAACCTTCTCGGCGCCGTTTGTCTCCATCCACTGAACCACCCTGGGATTAATTAGCTCGTAACTAACCGGAAGGTCAAAGATATCCTGAACAGCCTGCCAGCCATCCCGGGCGGATGCATCCCAAAACTGCCGCAGCAAATCCAGCAGTGCTTGATATTGCTCCTGCCAATTAGCTAACAGTTCCAGGAGGTTATCTACATCTTTATGCACAGTTTTTTCTCCCAGCAATTCCTCAAGGTTGCGGTTAATTTCGTCCTGCTGGGCTTGAAAATACCGCTTCAGGGCCCGCTGCAGGTTGCTCTCTTGGCTTCTGGCTGCTTTATCGAACATCCACCAAATAGCGGTTTTCTGCTCGGGCGTCAGCCCCCTGGTCATCTTTCCTTTGAGTCTACCCTTTACCTGTTTGACTGGCGTGGGCACCGACCCAATAGGCACATAAATGGCATCGCCGCCTTCTTCCAGGCGGTCAAAGCCGTTGCGCTCGCGCCATTCATCCACGGTAAGGGCGCCCTGCTTGAGGCCGTCATTAGCCTGCTGTAGGCGGAATTCTTTATTTGCTGGTACAGGGTCATCAAACTCAAAAATCAACTTATCGTCGAATTGGGGCACCAGGAAAACTTGTATATGCTCCTGGATGAGGTCCAAGCATGGCTTTAAAACGTTTGTCGCGTAAATGTAATAAGATGCATCGATAGTGGCTCTGTTAGAGTTTTCAATTACCCCCATCAGCTCAGGTGGAATCATGAAGTGCTGCATGGCCGTGTCACGGATATACCTCCTGGACTCCACGAAATCCATTTCCTTCTGGCCTTTGCCCAGTTCGTGGATTTTTGCCTCCCAGGGCAGAATGGCCGGTTTGTGTGCGTTCCAATAACCGGCATATCGCTCCATCCATTCTTCCTTGATGCGCTCCGCCTGTTCCTTCTGAATTTTTGGCGCTTCAAATACCACAGGTGGGGTAGCATTATTCCAGAAAAACCTTTTTGCCCACTTCGCCATGTACTCATCGGTCTCAACCTCATCGCCAATGCCTTCTGCCGACCCCAGGCCCCGACCGTATGGGTTCACCGGGTCCGGTTCGACCAGCATAATGATGTCCTCTGCAGGCACCATGAGCTGGGTCCCGTTGCGAAAATCCACTCGATAATAAGGCCGGTTCGATGCCGGCGTCTCAATCACCCAGTAGGGTGGTAGAGGCCACAGTTCTGTTGGGCTTCCCAGCCCGTTCCGCTCCTGGAGCCAAAATGCCTCACCCCGCAAGCTCAAGTAAACCTGAGTAAGGTACATGAGGGCATTCCCGGTCATGCGGGGATTTGGCCTGTTCAATAGCGTAATCAAGGGATGGTCTTGCAGTTCCACTTTCTCTTTGCCCCGCTGGACGTAGAGATGCCACTGGGCGGCCGCCACGTCTTTTGCGATTTTGTAAACCGGCCGTAGACGCGGGTTTTTCCCATACATCTCCAGCCA